TTAGCTTAATTTAGCCTTTACAGTATGTCTTAATTTAGCCATTATGACCTTATGACACAAAGAACCGACCTCATAACTCTCGCTGAAACTCTGGCCGCTCATCAGGGTGTGACCCATAGCGCGATCTCAATGCGCGTTTTCAGGAAGGGCGACTTCTTCAAAAAGATGATTGAGCGTGGCTACGACTGCCGGACCCGCACGGCAGAACGACTGATGCAATGGTTCAACGATAATTGGCCCGATCAAGAGCTGGACTGGCCTAGTGATGTGCCTCGTCCATCACCTCGGAGGGGGGAGAAAACATGATGACAGTTCCGCAAGTCCGCCTTGTCGATTTGGCCCAGAAAACGGTTGAGGGCATGCATGATAATGAGAAAATTTTGCTAGCCGTGGAACTATGTTACTGCGTCACGGATCAATCGAAAGGCGCGGAGCTAATAGATGCGGCTCTAAAGATCGCCCGATATGGTCATACCTGTCAGCGTATTTCTTGCGAAAAGTTGATCAAGGGAACAGTTAGTCTTCCCGATACTGAATTCACAGCTCCACTCGCGGAGATCCCGCCCAAGGTTGGTCACGCACCTGAGGGTGGGAACGGTCCCAGCCTGCGTTTGCCTGTAGCGCAGTGCTGGGACCACCTAAAACGCGTGGCCCGCTGGCTCGATGATAGTTGGGTCGGCGATCTGATCGGGGCCATTTGCCTGTTTGGCATTGGATATCTGCTCCTGCTGTTTGGTTGGGTGCTGTCCTGATGCACCACGCCCGTCTGCATACCAGTCCGCGCCTCCGCCGCACCCTGAAGGTTCTCCAGAAGGCGCAAGGTGAGATGACAACTTATGAGCTGTCGCGGGCGGCAGACATTTGCGCAGTCAATTCGGTGATCGCCGAGCTGCGCGAAAACGGTGCCGAGATTACCTGCCGACAGGCGGTCACAGATGGCCAGCGGCGATTTTACTACCGGCTAACGAAAAGCCCGAAAGGATATGAAGCGTGATATCATGATCAAAGACCAAAATCCTAAAATCCAACAACTTCCTATCGCTGACATCATCCCTGAATGGGATAAGCGTCTGCGCGGTGTCACTGATAGTGGGGTCGAAAGCCTCGTTAATTCGATAGCCGATCTGGGAGTTATGAAAGACGCCATTCATGTACGACGCAAAGGGCGCGGCGATAATATACAACTTGTTCTTATGGCAGGTGGACACCGGCTAACCGCCGCGATGCAACTTGGCTGGGAAACAATCCCCGCTCGGGTATGGGCAGATATCACTGACGATGACGCGCTCACAATTGAAATCGACGATAATCTCTCAGGTGCTGACCTGAGCCACCTCGAGTTGGCGGTTTTTCTTGCGGAGAAGAAACGCGTATACGAACGTCAGCACCCGGAAGCCAAGCACGGTGCAAACGGCGGTCGTGGCGGCAAAGTGAATGAAGAGGAAATAATTTCCTTTTCAAAAAGTGTTGCTGAAAAAAGAGAGCTTTCACCACGTCATATCAGTAATCTTGTCCGCATTGGGAACGCCCTAAGCTCTCGCGAAGTTGCTGAACTGTCAGCGACACAGGAACCGCTGAAACTCAAGGACTTGATGGCACTTGCAAAGATCGGGGAACCGATCATGCGCTCAGATATTGTTGGTCGTCTTTCGAGTGGTGAAGTTAAGTCAGTCAGTGAGGCGCTTGAGAAAATACAGCCCAAAAAGGCCAAGGTTTCTGACCTTGATGGCAAAGCTCTTCAGGCGTTAGCGACGGCATGGTCGCGCGCTCCAATGAAAGTGAAGCGACAGTTTGTCTCCGATGAAAGTGCTGCTCTATTCGGCCTGCTCAATGACTTGGATGGGAAACTGTAATGATGGCTGCGCTGCGCCCTGACAAGATATGGTGGACGGCTGCTGAGATTGCGGATGGCCGTATCGTTGGTATGCCAGGAACCAGACAGGGTGTAGAAGCTGAAGCCAAACGATCAAACTGGAGAGATCATCCCGAATGGTCTCGCCAGCGTTCCGGTAAGGGTGGCGGCTGGGAATACAATTGGCAGCTTTTCCCGATCGCGGCGCGGCGCAAGTTGCTGAAAGAAGCCACGCTGCCGGATCAAGAGGCGCAAAACGCATCACCTGATTTGGCTGATCTGCAAGCCTATTACGAGAGCCTGCCGGAGGGTGTGAAGGCCAAGGCGCAGCACCGCAAGAAAGTGCTGTGTGAAGTTCTCACGCATGAGCGTTCCGGCCTGACGCGGTTCTTTGCCGTGAGCCAAGTGGCATTGATGAACGATATTGGCGATCGCACGATTTGGAACTGGTTCAAATTGGTCAAAGGACGGCCAGAAGCCGATTGGCTTTACCTCCTCGCGCCGCGCAACAAAATGTCAGGCGGTCGCAAAACAAAAGCCGAATGCAGTCCCGAGTTTATGGACTATTTAAAGGGGCTGTTTTTGCAGCTTGAAGGGCCTACTTTCGCGCAAGCCTATCGCGATACAAAGAAGATTGCCCTCAATAATGGCTGGGCAATCCTTTGCGACCGCACGGCGCGCCGCCGCATGAATGAGCAGGTGCCCCGCGTCGTCCAGGTCTATGCCCGCGAGGGCATCGCCGGGCTTGAGCGCTGCTTTCCGCCGATGATCCGCTCCAAACTCGACATGCATGCGATGGAGCATGTGAACGCAGACTGCCACAAGTTCGATGTCTTCACCGAATGGGAAGATGGCTATGTCGATCGCTGCCAGATCGTGGCGTTTCAGGATATCTATTCCGGCAAGGTGCTAAGCTGGCGCATTGACCACACACCCAACGAGGCGGCGGTTATGTCTGCCTTTGGGGAGATGGTTGAAAGCTGGGGCATCCCTGAGCATTGCACCTTCGACAACGGCCGCGAATTCGCTGCCAAATGGCTGAGTGGCGGGGTCAAGACCCGCTATCGCGGTAAGATCCGTGATGATGATCCAATGGGCGTATTGCCCCTGCTTGGCATTCAAATCCACTGGGCCACACCGGGGCATGGTCAGGCCAAACCTGTTGAGCGGACGTTCCGCGACTTTGCCAGCGATATCGCCAAGGACATCCGTTTTGCTGGTGCCTATGTCGGCAACCGTCCCGACGCCAAGCCGGAAAACTACAAATCGCGGGCGGTGCCGATCAAGGACTTCATCCGTGTCGTTGATGAGCGGATCAAGGAACACAACGCCCGCATGGGGCGCATGTCGGAAACAGCCAACGGCCGCAGCTTCGATGTGACATTTGCCGAAAGCTATGAGCGCTCCGCCATTCGCCGCGCGACCGATGAGCAGAAACGCCTCTGGTTGATGGGTCAGAAAACGCTGACCATGCAGAAAAACCACGGCCGCATTCACGCCTTCGGCAACTACTTCTGGTCGGATTGGATGGCCGAGTATGCAGGCAAGCGCGTCATTGTTCGCTTCGACATCGAGGATCTGCAATCTGGTGTCTATATCTACGAGCTGACCGGTGAGTTCATGGGCTTTGCCCCATGCCAGCTTGCCAAAGGCTTCCGCGATCTGACGGCTGCGAAAGAGAACGCACGGGCCAAAGCGCAATTCCGCCTCGCCCATCGCAAGATGCTGAAGGCCGAGCGCCGCCTCAATCAAAAAGAGATCGCAGCGCAGCTTGACGCCATTCCCGTGCCTGACCCGATCGTGCCGGAAAACAAGATTGTGGCGATGCACAAAGGCGAAGCACGCCCCATTGCGGCGCGTGCGACACGCCCTGCCTATGAGGACGAAATGACACCGGAGCAAGAAGCCGAGGTCATCGCCTTTCAGGAAAAATTCTATGCGGATCAAAAACGCAAAGAAGCCAAGGCCAAAGACGAAGAGCCGATCGACAGATACCGCCGCGCGGTCGCGCTCGAGCAGGAATTGTCGGCTGGGAAGAACATTGGTGCAAGCGCGGCCAACTGGCTGCGCGGCTACCAGACAACCTCGGAGTATTTCGCGCACCGCGACATGCACCGAGATGTTGGGGATCACTTCGTGTGGTTTGAGTGAAGTGCCGCCTGCGCGGGGTGCAACCCGCGCAAGGCGACGATGAAACGGGCGGACTGGCCCAGAGACAGGAGTTAAAATGACAGAGACAACCGGACTTTACAACAGCGTTGCCCCGCTCAGGAATGTGACCGCCTTGGTCACCCTGATCCATCGGGTCAACGGACGCACCTTGGGGTTGCCTGGCATGGCCACGTTCTACGGCTATTCGGGCTTCGGCAAAACAACAGCAGCGGTCTATGCGGCCAACAAATTCAACGCCCTTCAGGTTCAGGTCAAAGAAAGCTGGACTGGCAAGAAACTCTGTCACGCAATCCTTGGCGAGATGAGCCTGACGCCAGCCAAGACGATCGCGGACATGGTCGACCAGATTGCCCAGGAACTGATGTTCTCTGAGAAGGTACTACTGGTGGATGATGCGCAGTATTTGGTGAAGCGCAGTATCATCGGCATTCTGCGCGACATTTATGAGAGCAGCGGCAACACAATCATCCTGATCGGCGAAGAGAACTTGCCACAGGATCTGCAACGCTGGGAAAACATCCACGGTCGCATGCTGGATTGGGTGCCAGCGTTGCCAGCTTGCATGGCAGACCTTGATCATCTGGCCGGGATGTATTGCCCGAAAGTGACGCTCGATCCGGACTTTAAGGATCACATCCTCAAGGCCTCCCAGCATTCCATTCGCCGCGTTTGTGTGAACCTCGGCAAGGTGGCTGAATTTGCCAGAACGCGGGGCGTTGAACAGGTGGATATTTCCAACTGGGGCGATCGGGAATTCTTTGCCTGCGCGGCTCCCAAGCCTCGGAGGGAATTGGCATGAGCGATCCAGCAACAGTCACCTGTGCAAAGCATTGGTATCTCCCGATCGCAAACGAGGCCGGATGTGTTTCGTTGTTTGAGCTTACCAACGGCACCTTTGCGCTCACTCTTGAAAGCACAGTTCAACATGAAAGCGGCGTCATCGTTTCGGCCGAACTGGCCCAGTTGATCAAGGATGAGCTGGTTCAAACAGCCGCCCAGACTATGGAGATAAACCCACAATGACCCGCAAACCTATCGACCAGTTGAACAAAGAACCAAAGCCACAGGGCATGGATGGCGTGTGGGCAGAGATCCGTCGACTGAACATTTTCACCAAACGTGAAATCCACGACAACACGGATATCAACAACAAGACGATCACCGATTACGTGAATCGCCTTATGGCGGGTGGCTATATTGAGGAGCATGCCAGCTTTGAGGAAAGCGGGCGCTATGTGCTGGTTCGCGATGCTGGGATGCACCCGCCGCGCATTCGCCCCAATGGACAGCCTGTCACACAAGGCAAAGGCACTGAGAACATGTGGCGATCCATGCGCATGATGGGGCAGTTTACCCCGCGCGATATCGCACTGCATTCAACCACCGACACGGTGTCAGTCACCGAGGCAACAGCGAAGAGTTATTGTTCCATGCTGCTGAAGGCCCAGTATCTGCGCGTCCTTCAAAAGGCTGTGCCTGGAAAACGGCAGGCCACCTACAAGTTCGTGCGCAACACTGGCCCGCTGCCGCCACAAATCCAGCGTGTGAAGCAGGTCTTTGATCCCAACATCCGCGAGGTGACTTATTACCCCGGTGCAACGTTATGAGCGGGCCACTGGATACCATCGCCCAGAGTTGGGGAACTGATGCCCCCGATTGGGTTGTCCGCCTCGCTGAAGAATGCGCGGCCAGCTCACAGCGGCAAGTGGCTGTGCGCCTCGATCGCTCCGGCGCATTAGTTAATCAGGTGCTGAAGAACAAATACAACGGCGATCTTGCCGCTGTTGAGGACTGCGTGCGTGGCGTGTTCATGAACGGCACGATCGAGTGCCCCGCGCTTGGCTCAATCCCCTCAAACGAATGCCACGACTGGCGCAAGAAATCCCGCCAGTTCGGCAACGCCAATATGCTGCGCGTTCGAATGTTCCGCGCCTGCAATCACTGTCCACGAAACATGAAGGAGGCCCAGTCATGAGCCAGTTTACCCCCGCCGCAATTTCTGACGGCAAACACGATATCAACGGCAACATCTACATGGGCGACGGCAAAGGTGGTTTCCAGCCGATCGAGACCATCAAGCCCCAGCATTTGCTTGAAGATGAAACCGTGCGCAACATCCTTGGCTTTGGCCTTGCCCTGTCAGATCAGATGGCGCGGTTCAAAGAACATACCTTTGACGACATCGGTGGTCATGAGGCCATCCTTGAGCAGGAATACAACACCAAACTGGGCGGCGCTAAGGGCAATAAAACGCTTCAGACCGTCGACGGTTTGTTCAAGGTTCAGGTGCAGGTTTCTGACTACATCACCTTCGGCCCAGAGCTTCAGATCGCCAAGGCGCTCTTTGACGAATGCCTGACCGAATGGGCTGCGGATGCACGGCCCGAATTGCGGGCCTTGGTGACGAATGCGTTCCAAACCGACAAGACGGGCAACATCAACCGCTCTCGCATCTTTATGCTTCTGCGCCAAGACAGCGACGATCCTCGTTGGCAGGAAGGTCAGCGCGCCATTCGCGAGGCCATGCGCGTTGTCGGCTCCAAGACCTATGTGCGTTGTTATCAGCGCGCCAGCCATGACGCCCGCTGGGAGCCTGTCGTTCTCGACATGGCGGCGGTGTGATCATGGGCTGGGAACTCATGCAGAAGGTTTGCACACTTGCAGCTATCTCAGGTTTTGGGCTGCGTGTGGGTTGGGAGGGGCACCGAGCATTGTTCTGGCTAATTGAACTATGTGCGGGGGCAGCCTTGCGCCGCTGGTATCAGCGGGGGAGCTAAGCCGTGAAAACCGCCCACAAACATATCACGGCTCTGAAAGAGAAAAGCCCGGTTGGTCCGTATTCGGAATTGATCGGCCGCGACGATCTTGAGCTGATCATTGTTGAGGTGAATGAAGCCCTAAAGCCCTGCGACAAGCCGGTTGCCAAGGCTGAGGCAAAACGCCTCGCGGCTTGTTATCCGACCTTGCGGCCCACGCCTGAATGGCTCGGCCAAATCGAAGATGCGTTGAAAGGCGCGCCCTGCGATCTGATCCAGATGGCTGTGGCTCGATTGGCGGGCGAAGCAACCTTCCCACCGAACAAGGCACAAGCGGTGCAGATGGTTGAGCAGCTAACATCGCTGCGCAGGTCAGTCCTGAACCGCGCGAAGGCCATGCTGGATGAGCATGATCGGCGAGCGGCTGCAAGTGCCGAAGAAACCGAGCGGCATGAAGCCCGCAAAGCTTTCCGCGAAAAGCTGGCTGGGCGCACGCCTCTCCAAATGATCCAGGAGGAACAGAAATGAACGCCCGCCAACTTCAAAAACAAATTCATGTTGCTTGCCGCGATCTTGGGCTGGATGCAGATGCGCGACACGATATCCAGATCGCGGCATGCGGTAAGGCCAGCATGCGTGATATGACGGCCGCTGATCTGAAACTGGTGGTCAACCATCTGAAGGAACGTGGTTGGAACGGGGCTGTTAAACAGGGCGTTAAACGCCGTGGTCACAAGGCTGCCCCGCGCGCTGATCTGCGGCTGGTTCATGTGCTCTGGCGCTTGCTGGGTGAAGCAGGTGCATTGCGCGACCCCAGCCGTGCTGGCCTCAATAAATTCATCCGCGTTCGGTTTGAAGGGACATGGAAGTCCGTGCCGATCGACGTGGACACGCTGCGCGATCACACCCAGATCAGCCAGATCATAAACGCGCTCAAAGACTGGTGCGCCCGTGAGGGTGTGGAACTGAACCGGTGAAAAAGCCCATCGTCCATATCACGGATCACGCCCTGGTGCGGTATCTCGAGCGCGTTTTGCTCGTTGATGTCGAAGGGCTGCGCCGTCGCATCGGTCGTGAAATCGATGGGCGCTTAATCGAAGAGCTGGGCAACCCGTGCGGCGTCACTGTGAACGGCGTGACCTATAAGCTTCAGGGCAAATCAGTAACCACCTGTGTTCCTGTAAAACGGCGCAAGCGCCGAGGTCAGCGGGCGCGCCGGTGAACAAAGCATTCAAACCATATCTGCCAGGCGTTCTGGCATTGATCGCTGAGGAAGTCGGCGAGGAAGTGGCTGTGCGTCTTGCAGAGGCGCGTGGTGGACGCGCAATCTATATTCCCAAAACGCCAAAATCTGATACAGAACTGTCGCAAATCGTTGGCCTTAATCCGGCGCGCGAACTTTCGAAGCTTCTAGGGCATGGCACGCTCATGGTGCCATGCGGCAATATCGGCGGTGCCGGTGGACGCCGCGCCCGTATCGAGGCGCTCTGGCATCAAGGCCTCAGCCAAGCCCAGATTGCGGCAGAGGTTGACGTGCACCTGCGAACTGTGGAACGTGTGGTGGCGTCACTGCGCGATGACCGAGAACCAAAGCTCCCCTTATAATCCCAAAGACGAGCGACCCCGACAACTGTCGGGCCGTATCCTTCGTTGGCGTTGACCTAAGTTCGCCGGGTAAACCCCGGAGGCATCAATGCGACCCATTTCCAAAATCATTATTCACTGCGCAGCAACCCATCCCACTCAGGACGTAGGTGTGCGCGAAATCCGCCAGTGGCACAAAGCGCGCGGGTGGTCCGACATCGGCTATCACGCTGTTATCCGGCGTAGCGGCGTCATTGAGTATGGCCGTCCAGCAACACGCATTGGGGCGCATGTGCGCGGTCGCAATACCGGTTCCCTTGGGGTCTGCCTCGCGGGCGGTCATGGCAGCTCAGCAGAAGATCGGTTCGATGATCACTTTACGGAGGCGCAAAAGGTCATGCTGGTTGGCATGTTGCATGGCCTGAAACTCGCGCTGCCGCATGCAACGATCCACGGCCACAATGAATTTGCCGCCAAAGCCTGCCCAGGCTTCCGCGTTGCAGGTTGGCTTGAGGAGGTTGGTCTATGAGCAAGGGCAATAAGATCAAAGACATCATTGCCGCAGTTGCTCCAACCGTAGCCACCGCACTTGGCGGGCCACTTGCCGGAGTGGCGACACGTGCAATCGCGGGGAAGATACTGGGCCGCGATGATGCAACATACGATGAGGTTGAAGCCGCTGTCACGGCCGCAAGCGGCTCTGATTTGGTGAAGCTTAAGGAGCTTGAATATGAGTTCAAGGCGCAACTGAAAGACGCCGATATTCAGTTGGAGAAAATATCTGCCGATGATCGTGCCAGCGCACGTGATCGTCAGGCCCGGATGAAAGACTGGACGCCGTCCATTTTGGGATTGGCCATCATCATCGGCTTCTTCGGTGTGCTTGCCTATATCTTCCGCTTTGGCCTGCCAGACCAAGGCAGTGAGGTTTTGCTCATCATGGTTGGTGCTTTGGGCACGATGACCAGCCAGGTTGGCAATTTCTTCTTTGGATCCTCAGCTGGTTCCAAGACAAAGGATGCCGTGATCGCTGAATTGAAGGGATCCGCTCCGTGAATTTTGACGTTGATACAGGCATTAAGCTGGCAAGTTTTGGGCTGTCGGTAGCAGCCATTGTTTATTCATGGTTCTCAAGCCGCAAGAAGGACGTTGATGAACGGTTTAAGGAAGGCTCCAAGCGAATGGATCGCCACGAGACGCGCATCGCCGCCTTGGAGCAATCAGTCCAGTCCATGCCCGGTAAGGATGATGTTCATGCCATGCAGCTTGAGATGGTGAAACAGACTGGCTCGCTGAATGAAATGCGGGCTGTGATGGAGGGCAACGCCAAAATCATGGGACGCCTTGAGGCCATTGTCAGTCGCCATGAAGACCACCTTCTGGACGGAGCAAAGAAATGAGCGATTATGTAAGCACCCTGTCAAAGCACCGCCGCTTGACGATCCTGAAGTTTCTGGCGGACAGCCCGGAATATACGTCCAATGCTTCGATCCTTGTTGAAGTCTGCAACCAGTTTGGTGTGACATCGACCCGTGATCAGGTGGCAGGCGAAGTTGCCTGGCTGAAAGAGCAAGGCATGGTAAGCTTTGACGATCACGGCGACTTCATTGTGGTAAGCGCGACAACGCGCGGCGTAGAGATCGCCCAGGGCTTGGCCCGTCACGCCGGAGTACAGCGCCCTCGGCCGGGAGTGTGATATGCCACCTCCCAAAAAAATCGACCTTCTTCCTGTTGAACATCGATCATGGTTGGCGGATGAAATAAGAAGCCGTGCCTTTTCGGGCTATGTCGAGTTAACGGACTTGCTGAATGCTCGCTTGGCCGAAGCAGGATTTGATGTGCATATCGGCAAGTCCGCCGTCCATGAGTTTGGTCGTGAACTTCGAGACGGAAACGGCGGCGAAGCAGTCAATCATCCGCAGCACTACATGTCTCACCCTTCCGGCGTTGAGTGCATCGAAGTGGTGCGCCACATGGGCTTCAATCTGGGCAACGCCATCAAATACATCTGGCGATCTGACCTAAAGGGTAATGCGATCGAAGATCTGCAAAAGGCTCGTTTCTATATCGAAGACGAGATTGAGCGCCGCATTGCTGCTGATGTTCAAAATAAAAAAGATGCGACCCAAGGAGGCTCTGATGCCACCACCTCGCAAAGTTGACCTGTTACCAGCGGATCTTCGTAGATGGCTTCAAGACGAATTGAAGACACGCGGTTTCTCTGGATACGAAGATATCGCCGAAGCATTGAATTTTCGGCTGGAAGAGGAAGGCGTTACCCTTCGTGTGCACCGGGCAAGCGTTCAGCGCTTTGGTCAGGAATATCAGGAATTCGTCAAATATCAGGAGGAAGCTGGGGCATGGGCTGCTGATTGGATTAACAGTCAAGGGCTAGAAGACGAGGCCAATCGCCATGGCGTCCTCTTCCAAATGCTAACCACTCTCGCTTTCAAATTCATGAAAGATCAAATGGTCGAGGGACAGGAGATCGACCCCAAAGAGCTGCACTTCATAGGGCGGATGATGAAGGACATCATGGCGTCTTCTGGGTTGCGCGAAAAGATGATGGAAGCAGAAAGGTCAGCCCAGTCAGACAAACTGGATCAAGCTGTAGCGGCTGGCGAGATCGACAAGGCTGCTGCTGAGAAGGCGCGCGAAATCATGGGGTTTGGCTGATGCAAGAGGATGATACCTTCCGGCTGACTTGCTTTGGCTTTGAGGTCCATGTTGATGATGCGATTGGCCACCTTTGGGTGATCCATGATGGCACGATCACATGGGACCAGCTTCAGGACATCAAGAATAACATCTGGGGCGCAGATGCGCGTGCGATCGAGGTCTATCCGGCTGAGAGCGATGTTGTGAATTCGCTGCATTGTCGCCACCTCTGGCGGTTGGGGCCTGCCGATTTTGCGCCCGACCTTCTGGGCAATGATCCTGCACAAGACAGCCTTGCTGCCCGCTACATGGGAGCATGGGCGGAAGCGCGGGAGGCGGGTCAATGAGCTGGCGCTGGATCAATGAAAGGAATGATCGAGGCTATAAGAAATCCAGCCGTGAAGATGCGATCGCAGATGCGGTTGGCTGTGCGATCTGCATGCAGCGTGGCCTCAAGCCACCTGCCAGTATCGACACGCCGGAGCCAGAGATCGTTCGCACCATTTGGGCTGGCCTTGAGCGCGCCGGTTGGCGCATCGAGGAGGTGGCATGATCAAGCCTGTCATCCAGTTCTATCCCTATCAGCAAAGCTGGCTGAAGGATGATAGCCGGTTCAAGATCGGTATGTTCTCACGCCAGACCGGCAAGACCTTCACCACCTGCGGCGAGCTGGTGGATGATTGCATTCAGGCTGAGATTGACGGGCGCAAGGCCAGATGGGTGATCCTGTCGCGCGGTGAACGCCAAGCGGCCGAGGCGATGGAAGAAGCGATCAAGCCCATTACAAAGGCATTTTACGGCGCCTATAACACCCTGCTTAAAGGTGGCGAACCTGAGTATCTGGAAAGCGAATTCCGCGCACCTCAAGCCAAGGGTGCGGACGCGGTCTATAAGGCGCTCGAGGTTAAGTTCCCCGGTGGCAGCCGCGTCACGGCACTGCCCGCAAACCCTGATACTGCGCGGGGCTTTTCCGCCAATGTGGTGCTGGATGAGTTTGCCTTCCACCAGAACAGCCGCGCCATCTGGTCGGCGCTCTTTCCTGTCATCTCTAAGGGCAATCAAAAACTGCGCGTGATCTCGACACCCAACGGCAAGGGCAACAAGTTCTATGAACTGATGACCGGCGAGGATGATATCTGGTCGCGCCATCACGTCGATATCTATGAGGCTGTGGCGCAAGGCTGCCCGCGCAATGTTGATGAGCTGCGCGCTGGTATGAATGACGAAGATGCCTGGGCGCAGGAGTATGAGCTGAAATGGCTCGACGGGGCCAGCGCGTGGTTGGATTATGATCTGATCTCATCCTGCGAGGATCCTCAGGCGGGGATCCCGTCACTCTATCAGGGCGGCATGTGCTTTGTGGGTGTTGATATCGCCGCGCGCAATGACCTCTTTGTCATCTGGGTGAAGGAGCTGGTGAATGGCCAGTTGATCACCCGCGAGATTATCGCTGAGCGCCGCGTGACCTTTGCCCGTCAAGACGAGCTGCTCGATGATGTGTTTCGCCGGTACCGCGTTGTGCGTTGCCGGATGGACCAAACGGGTATGGGCGAGAAGCCTGTCGAAGATGCCAAGCGTCGGCATGGTGAGGATCGCGTTGAGGGCGTGATCTTCAGCGGGGCGTCCAAGCTCGACATGGCAACATCACTCAAAGAGGCGTTTCAGGATCGCCGGGCGCTTATACCAGCTGGTGATCCCAAATTGCGCGCGGATCTGCACTCGATCAAATCTGTTACAGGCCCAACCGGAAACCGCCGCCTTGTCTCCGATGGTGAAACCGATGGCCACGCTGACCGCTTCTGGGCGGGTGCGCTGGCCGTGTCGGCCGCTGAAACTGAATATCAACCCTATGCCTATCGTCCGGTCCCACCAGGTGGTGGCCGTGATACGAACCGGCCGCTCAAATTGACGGCAGGGTTTCGGGCCAACAAAGGAGCGTGGTGATGGAGAATTACCGCCTTGTCGATCAGTATGGAAAACCCATACGCAAACAGATGCTGACGGAGCGGATCGCCGAGCCGGGCATTACATCCATTCGGAATGCCTGGGCGCAATCTGTTGCGTCTGGTCTGACACCAGCGCGGTTGGCGTCCATTCTGGCCGCCGCCTCTGAAGGCAATCTTTATGACTACCTTGTGTTGGCCGAAGAGATGGAAGAGCGCGATCCGCATTATGCTTCTGTCCTAGGCGTGCGCAAACGTGCGGTTTCCGGCATTGTGCCCGTGGTCAAACCCGCCTCGGACAAGCCTGAAGATGTGAAGATCGCTGATGATGTTCGCGCCAACCTCGCTGAACATGACAGCTTTACCGATCTGGTCGAGGATATGCTTGATGCCCTGGGCAAAGGCTTCAGTCAGATTGAATTGATCTGGGGGCGCGGAAAACGGAGCTGGTGGGTTGATGAGTTCATCCACCGGGATCCCCGCTTCTTTACATTCGATCGGGAAACCGGCCGCGAAGTAAGATTGATTGATGAGCGCGATATGATCGACGGCCTGCCGCTAGAGCCGTTCAAATGGATCAGCCACAAGGCAAAGCTCAAGTCTGGCCTTGTCGGCCGAGGCGGCTTGGCGCGGCTCGTGGCCTTCGGGTGGATGTGCAAAAGCTACACAATGAAGGACTGGATTGCCTTTATTGAAACCTATGGGTTGCCTTTGCGGTTGGGCAAATATGGTCCAGGTGCGACGGCTGAAGATGTTGACGTACTTTACACGGCCGTTGCCAATGTGGGCACCGATGCGGCAGCGGTCATCCCCGAAAACATGCGCATCGACTTTGAACAGGTTGCGGCCGGTCCCGGCAATGACATCTTTGAAAAGTTGGCCCGCTGGGTGGATGAACAGACATCCAAGGCGGTTCTCGGCCAGACCATGACATCTGACAATGGCTCATCAATGGCGCAAGCTCAGGTGCACAACGAGGTGCGCCATGATGTGGCGCAATCGGATGCGCGCTCGGTCTCGGGCACGTTGAACCGCGATCTGGTAAAGCCTTATGTTGATCTGAACTTCGGTGTGCAGGAACGGTATCCGCGCCTCTCGATCATCATTGAAGAGGCTGAAGATACCGACATGATCATGCGCAATGCGTTTCGGATGGTCAGTCAGGGCTTGCGGGTCAAGCAATCAGAGCTGCGTTCCAAGCTGGGGTTTTCGGAACCTGATGCGGACGACGAGGTTATTGGCGGCGATGGCACGAGCAAAGACAAAACAGCCGAGGCGCGCAACCGCGCCCAGCCTGCCGGCCCATTTGATGCGATCGAGGAATTGGAAGATGATCTGTCGGAGGATTGGGAGAATGTATTGTCAGACGTTCTCGATCCCGTTTTGGCGCTTTTAGAGACCGCCACGAGCTATGATGAGGCGCAGGCCTTGATCAAGGATGCCTTCCCGCAATTGGGCAGTAAGGCCATGATTGAAGCTCTTGTTAAAGCCGCTGTTAAAGCCCGCGCAATCGGGGACGCACCGGACGATGTGAGCGATGGCTGAGTTTACAGATAAGCCCGGCTACGTATTCAATCCCGGTCCACCGCCTGAGGTTGCCTCCTTCTTTAGAAACAAGGGGCTGTTGCCCAGTTTTAGCTTTGAGGATGTCGAACCTCAGGAACATGCGGTCAGCTTTGCCGTTGCCAAAGCAATGCAGGTCGATGTTCTTGAGGCGCTTCAGGAAGCATTGCAGCAGGCCATTGATGAAGGCATTCCTTATGAGCAGTTTGCCAAGGAGCTGAAACCTCGGCTGCGCAGGCTGGGATGGTGGGGTGTCAAAGAACAGGTCGATCCGATCACGGGCGAAGTGCGCAGGGTGCGCCTTGGATCGCCGCGCCGTCTCAAGACAATCTATCGCGCCAACATGCGATCGGCCCGCGCCGCTGGACAGTGGGATCGCATCCAGCGCACCAGCCGCGCGTTGCCCTATCTCGTTTATCTGCTTGGGCCAAGCGAGCGCCACCGGCCACATCATCAGGCGAAAGAGGGATTGGTGCTGCCTGTTGACGATCCGTTCTGGCAGACGTGGTATCCGCCCAATGGCTGGGGATGCAAATGCCATGTGCGCCAGATCACCAGGCGCGAAGCTGAAGAACGCGGGATATCGGACAGCCCTGACATTCCGATGCGCGAAGTGTTCAATAAGCGCACCGGCGAGATCAAGAGCATTCCGTCTGGCATTGATCCGGGCTGGGAAATGAACCCCGGTCTGTATCGTCAGCGCCAGATGGAAAGGTTTCTTGCGGGTAAGCTCGATGGTGCTGATCCCGCGATTGCACGCGCGGCCGCGCGCGATATGGCCGCAAGCTGGCGGTTGCGCCGGATCCACGATGGGTCGGCAAAAGGAGCAGTGCCTGTGGCAATGCTGCCCGCTGATCTAGCCGAAGTGATCGGGGCGCGAACGCGGGTGGTGCAGTTCTCCGATTACACGGCCGAGAAGACGCGGCGCAAACACGGCGAAGCGTCATCTGATGAGTTCGTGCGTGTCGCGGAGTTGCTTGAGACAGGATCGGTTGCGCGGGAGGTGTCTCCAAACGGCACCGAAAGCCTGATCATTCAAAACCGTGATGCGCGCCCTTGGCGGCTTGTCCTGAAACGCACGGCGGCGGGGGACGAAATATTCCTCAGCACGTTTCACCGCACCACAATGGCCAAGTGGCGGCAGTTGCTGCGCAATAAGAACGTTGAGATGGTGAGGGAGTGAAACGCGTGGAGGGGCGGAAATTCCCTCGCGGCTCGAGACCGGCTTCCCTAGGCTCACGCGCACTCACTTCTTACGCCTTTGTGGGCAAAAATGCAACCAAAGCTGCGCCGGATGGGCCGCGAGGTGCAAATGCAAAGCGCGGGTATGGTTTCACTTCGCCGTTAAACACCTATTAAACGGGTCAGGAGTGGCCTTGAGAAATATTCCAGCTCGCTGTAGCGTCTGAGGGAAGTTAGCGCCCTACGGGCCGCTCAGCGCTTCACCCAATCCACTGCCAGATACTAAATCTTGCACCCGACAACTGTCGGGGCGCAATGGCTTGTGCGCACGGGGCATTGTCGCCCCATGACATTGACCACTTCCATTCAAACAATTGCACTCGCGCTGAACCTTGAGGGGGATGCGCAAGCCGCGTCTGCCCCTGCGTGGATCCAGCTCACCCCGGCCGGTCCGGATGTGGCTGGACGCGACGGGCGCGCCTGGACGCTTCCCAACCCTGAGGCTGTCGTGGCGGCATTCAAAAACAACGGCGCTGATCTGCCTGTGGATTTTGAGCACGCCACGCAAGTCAAGGGTGCAAAGGGCGAACCAGCTCCGGCTATCGGCTGGATCAAAGAACTAGAGGTGCGCGGCGGCGCAATCTGGGGACGTGTTGAATGGAATGAGGTTGGTCAACAAGCAATCGCGTCCAAAGGATACCGCTATGTAAGCCCAGTCTTCACTTTCAAAAAAGCGGCCGGAGACATTCTCAAAATGGTCTCGGCCGGTCTGACCAATCAACCCAATCTGCAACTAGCCGCTCTCAATTCCGAGGGCGATCAGGAGGAACCTGCCATGAACAAGGCGATCCTTGAGGCCCTTGGCCTGCCAGAGGATGCATCCGAAGCGGATGCGCTGACGGCGATCAACAAGATCAAAGCTGATGAGACAACCGCACGCAATCGTGCCGAAGCCCCAGACAGCACCAAATTCGTTCCGCGCGCCGACTATGATCTGGCGCTGAACAAGCTTCAAACTTTTGAGGACGCGGACAAGACCCGCCAAGAGGACGCGATCAATACGGCCGTTGATGCCGCAGTTGAAGCTGGCAAGATCGCACCTGCCAGTCGTGACTACCACATTGCGGCATGCCGCGATGAAGGCGGGTTGGAGCGCTTCCAGAAGATGGTCGACGCCAGCCCCGAAATTGCGGGCAAGACCGGCCTCGATGCTGGCGATCCCAAAGCCAAGAACAAAACCACCTTGTCGGATGAAGAGATGGCCGCGTGCCGTGCTCTGGGCATGTCTGCTGAAGATTTTGCCGCCGCCAAGGCTGACGAAAACACCGAGGAGTAATCGACATGATTGTCACAGCAGCATCTCTCGCCGCCCTTCAGGTCGGTTTCAAAAAGAACTTTCAGGATGCGTTCACCGCAACGCGCCCCGAGGCCGACTTCACAAAGGTCGCCACCGTTATAACGTCCACATCCAAGTCCGAGACCTACGGCTGGCTGGGCAAGTTCCCCAAAATGCGGGAATGGGTTGGCGATCGTGTGATCAAAGACATGGAAGCGCATGGCTATTCGATCACCAACAAAGACTTTGAGGCCACCGTTGGTGTCGATCGCAACGACATCGAGGACGACAACCTCGGCATCTATGCGCCTCTATTTCAGGAAATGGGATCCTCGGCCGCACAACAGCCTGACGATCTGACCTTTGGGCTTGTTGCCCAGGGCCGCACCCAGACTTGTTATGACGGGCAGTATTTCTTTGACACCGATCACCCCTCGTTCAACGAGAACGGCGATGTAACTGCTGTCTCCAATATCGATGCGTCCGGCGCGGCTGAAAACCCGTGGTGGTATCTGCTCGATGTGACGCGCCCACTGAAGCCGATGATTTTTCAGGAACGCAAGAAGCCTGAGTTCATCGCGCATGTGGATCCGAAGAATTCCGATCACGTCTTCAAAAAGAAGGAATTCCTCTACGGCGCGGACGCCCGCTGCAATGTTGGCTTCGGCCTTTGGCAGATGGCCTATGCGTCAAACGCTGCGCTGAATGGCGACAATCTTGACGGCGCGATTGAGGCGATGCGTTCCCTGCGCGACAGCAACGGCCGCCCGCTGGGCATCAAGCCAAGCCTGCTGGTCGTTGGCCCGAAACTGCGCTCTGCCGCCAACAAGACCGTCAAGGTCATGCTGGGCGAAGGTGGTGCATCAAACGCAAACTATCAGGCCGTCGATGTTCTCGACACTGATTGGGTCGCGTGAGGAGCTGAGCAATGATTGGCAAGTTTCTCATCACCGCCACTGTAGCAGCTGGGTTCTGGCGATGCGGTAAGCACTTCACCCAAAGCGGCGTTCTGGTCGATGCGGCCGAGTTCACTGAAGAGCAATGGGAGCGCCTGAAGGGCGAGGCCATGTTGCGCATCAAGGAGGCATCTGGCGATGACGAAGCTGGGCTTGATGAGCGTGCTGCTCAGATTGCCGATGGCATCGTAACTCTTTCGGCCGAGGATTTTCAGCGCGACGGCAAACCCCGACTTGAGGCTTTGAACGCTTTGCTCGGCGATGAGCTGGGCAGGATTGCGGGTGCTGAACGCGATGCCGTCTGGGTGACTGTTCAAGAAAACGGGTTCGAAGCGCCAAGCGCTGCGAGCTGATCAATACCTGAGAGGGAACGCCGCTTTGGATCTAGGCGCGACAGTCGGGAGAGACCGGCACCCAAATTCAAATCCCGATGCAATGGGCAATTAGACATCCCCCCAGGTGGCCCGCATTGGAAAAGCCCGTTTGGTGGAGTGGCAGCACCGCTGATCGGGCGACTTACACGAGGATCGAAATGGCCTACGCCACACAAGATGACATCACCACGCTCTATTCCGAGGACGCGCTTTATGTTGCGGACCGGGATGGTGACGGCGTGGCCGATGCGTCGGCGATCGCGCGGGCTTTGACCTCTGCTTCCGGCGAAATCGATAGCTTCCTTGGCGTGCGCTATACCCTGCCACTCCCTGTTCAAGAGGGTGAGATTGCGTCTGATTTGCTGGTTCAATTCTGTGTGGATATTGCGATCTACCGTCTGGCGCTGGCCCGTGATGTTCTTTCTGAAGAACACCGCCGTCGCTATGAAGATACGATCAAGCATCTTCAAAAAATTGCGGACGGCAAGGCAACGTTGAACTTGGCCGGTCCTGTTGATCCCGAAACTGGTGAGACAACTGCCCCAAGCACACCGCGCCCGATTGTGGCCGGTGGCCCAGATCGTGAATTCACCCGCGCAAAAATGCGGGGTCTTTGATCATGGCTGGTGTCTCTGCTTCCCTGACAACAATTGGTCTCGATGATGCGATCGCGCGGCTGAGCCGGTTAGATGGTTTCGAGATGGCGGAGCTGGCGGATGACGCCGGTGCCATTCTTGAAAGCTCCACCCGTGGTCGCTTCGATACCAAGACTGCGCCCGATGGGTCTGAATGGGTTGCCTGGTCGGAACGCTATGACGAAACCCGCAATCACAATGCGCACTCCTTACTGGTTGAGGAAGGCGGGCTGCGCGATAGCATCGCGAGCTATGGCGCAGGATCCGAAGTCCACGTTGGATCAAACCTGATCTATGCGGCGCATCATCAAATTGGCGGCGATGAAATTGGCAGCGGAGTTCCCGCGCGCCCTTACCTTGGCGTCTCTGATGAGGACGAGCTTGATCTTCAAGACCTGGTCACGGGCCGCTTGGAGGATCTGTTGCAATGAGCGAGACCCTGCTTTCCGATTTGCCGCAGACCATCTGCGATGAGGTGAAGTTCTTCCTGCGCGACCTGAAGGAGTGCAAGCCACATGCTGGCAAGTTTTCTCTTGAGGAGCTGAAGCGCAAAGGCATGCCGTCGCCATCTGTTCTGGTCTCGGTTCTGGGTGCGAAGCAAGACACCACCTACGCCGGTCACGCGACATCCTTCATGCTGCAAATGGGCGCTTATGTCGTTGTTAAAGATGGGCTTGGCGCACCGCGTGATGTGCGTGCCGCCAATATCTGCCAGCTGCTCCTTTCCTTTGTGCCTGGCAAACGCTGGGGACAAGATGCGATCGGCGAGGCTCGCGATGTACGGATGCACACGCTGGTCTCAAGCAAAACCAAAGATCACGCCGTCTCGCTTTGGGCCGTGACGTGGAACCAGCCGATCAGCTTTTTCCAGCCTGAGGATCGCCCGTTGGGTGCTGCGCTGTATGTCGCTCAGTCGCCCACGATCGGAGCGGATCACGCCGCCGATTACGAAGAGCTCGGGGGGGAAATCTGATGTCAGAAGCTCTCGCAGAAGCAGATCGCCGCATTGAGAACATCATCCGCGTTGGCAAGGTCACATCAGTTGATCCCGGCAGCGCCACGGCAATTGTTGATTTTGGTGATCTGCCATCGCCGCCTCTGCCTGTCGGTCAGCTCGGCGCTGGCGCAATTCAATTTTGGTGGATGCCGAGTGCGGGCGAGCAGGTGTTGGTGGCCTGCGAAGGTGGCGACATTGCGCAAGGCACCATCGTCTGCTCGATCTACGCGGGCAACGCGCCCAGCTCGGATGGCGCTGTGCCGCAGGTCAATTTGGCAGGCGGCAAGATGATTGTGAACGGCACGCTGGAGGTCACCGTTGATGTGATCGCAGCAGGCGTCAGCCTCGTTCACCATACCCACCCTGAAAGCATCGGAACCAACACAGGAGAACCGAACTGATGAGCAAGAAACTTGATTACGTCACACTGGCCGATGGCTGGGTTGCAGATAAATGGCGCGTCAAAGGCAGCATCGTCACGATGACCGAAGCGCAAGCTAAATACGAAAACGTTGTGCGTAATACGCCAGAGGCAATCGAAGGCCATGCGAAGGTAGGTGCCGCGTCAAAGGCAATGGCGGAAGCCGATCGGAAAGCAAAAGCAGACGCCGAGGCCAAAGCGAAAGCAAAGGCTGAAGGAGTTGCCAAACCCGAACCTGACGAACAGGCGCAAGCAGATGCGGAAACCAATCCGAAAGCCAAGAGCCATGCATCTGGCGAAAGCGCGAAAGGTGCGACAGCTAAAAAATGATCGGCATGAACAGGCATACGGGTCGGAAGATCGAGGGGGCAGCGCATCTTGCGCAGTCCATCTTTGATATTCTGACCACGCCCAAAGACACGCTGGTTATGCTGCGTGGCTATGGCTCCGACTTGCCTGACGTGATTGACCAACCCTTGAATGGCGAAACTTTGATTGATGCGTACCAGGCCACGGCCGAGGCGCTTGATCTCTGGGAGCCGCGCATTGATCTGGCGCGCATCCAAGTCGTTGAAACCCGCGCAGGCTATGCCGAGTTCGAGCTGACTGATGCTGAGGGCAATGTGATCCCGATGCCAGTTGATCTCAATGCAGAGGTGGCAGCATGAGTGGCTTCACTTCCATTGACCTAAGCAAGCTGCCAGCACCGGAGGTCATCAAAACTGTTGAGTATGAGGTGCTGCTGGCGGAGATGAAGGCCGAGGCCATCCGCCTTTTGCCTGATCTCGAAACCTATCTGTCGCTTGAAAGCGAGCCGAGCACGCAGCTTTTGCGCGTCTGCGCCTATTACCGGATGCTTGATCGCCTGGAATTCAATGACGGCGCGCGCGCCAATATGCTGGCGCTCTCCACCGGAACGAACCTCGATGGCCTTGCCGCCTTCTGGGGCGTCGAGCGCCTGATCGTCCAGGAGGCCGATGCGACGGTCAACCCGCCGATCCCGGAAATCAATGAGAGTGACGAGGCATTCCGCAGCCGCATCCAGCTTTCGCTTGAAGGTCACACCACGGCGGGGCCCCGCGGCTCTTATATCTTCTGGGCGCGTTCAGCATCCGGCGAAGTGAAGGACGCCAGCGTTGCCAGCCCGAACCCCGGCGAAGTGGTGGTGACCGTGCTGTCCCATGACGGCGATGGCACCCCTTCAAACGCCCTTTTGAACACCGTTAACGCGGCGCTGAACGACGAGGATGTGCGCCCGCTGACCGATCATGTGACGGTCCAGGCGGCGACGATCATCCCCTACCATGTCGAGGCCAGCCTTATCCTCTACGATGGCCCTGATGCCAGTGCCGTTGAAACTGCGGCCGAGGCGGCACTTGAGAGTTACATCGAGACCCATCATCGCCTGGGTCACGACATCACCCTTTCCGGTCTGCATGCTGCGCTGCACCAACCCGGCGTCCAGAATGTGCTGATTACCCAGCCCGCCGCCGACATTGTGGTCGGATCGGCCGAGGCGGCGTTCTGCGCGGCCGACGCGCTGGCTGTTTCTGTGGGAGGTCGCGATGTTTGATCTGCCTACCATCCTGAAACCGAACGCCACCACCCATGATCGCGCGCTTGAGCAGGCCATTTGCAAGGGCAAACCTGATCTGACGCCTATCGCCACGTTGATGAACCCAGACACTTGCCCGGCCCATCTTCTCGGATGGCTGGCATGGTCACTGTCGGTCGATGTCTGGGATCCTGTTTGGAGCGAGACCACCAAGCGTTCTGTTCTGAAAGCATCGCTCGAGGTCCACCGGAAGAAAGGAACAGTCGGATCAGTTCGCCGCGCTTTGGAAGGGATCGGCTTCGAGGCCGATATCCGCGAGTGGTTTGAGGTTGATGGTGTCGAGCTTGCCCGCGCGCCTGGCACCTTCGAGGTCACCACGATTTTCCCTGAGGACGCCGATCTGGGTGGCGATGGGCTGGCCCGCTCGGTCGATGCCGCCAAGCGCGTGATTGATGCCACCAAGCCGGTCTCGGCTCACTATGGGTTCCATATCGGCCAAAAGATCACGGGTGCCAACCGCCTTGGAGCAAGTGCCTTTGGCCGCATGGTTGATCACTGCATCCCCCGTGTCGAGGCGAGTGCAGAGGCAACGCGCCAACCGCGCACCGCTCTCATCGGGCACATCCGCACAACCGCAACAACCGTGGCTATCGGCATGCGCCGCCGCCCCGTTGTCGCAATTTTTGGCAAACTGGAGGCCGTCTAAATGCTCTTGACCATCACCCAGGCAGGCCACGCGAAAGAACAAGAGGCCCTTGCCTCTGGCGCGCCCCTGCCCAAACTTGAAAAGCTCCTGATCGGCGCTGGCCCAATTCAGGCTGAGCCGCATCTCGCCACCGCCGTGACCGCCTGGTATGAGGCCCCGATCCTCACCGTCGAGCAACTCAGCCAAGGGGCGCTCAAGCTCACCGCCGAGGTGGGTGCAGATGTCGAGGGCCACATCCGCGAGATTGGTCTCGCAATGGAGGATGGCACCCTCTACGCCTATGCGCCCTATCAGGCCGAGGGGGGCGGGCTTTTCAAGGCCACGGGCTTTGCCTTCAGCTTCTACGTGATCATTAGCCGCGAGGATGTCGATCAACTCGATGTCAACTATGCGCCGCTCGATGTGGACGCCCTCGCACAACAGATCGCAGATGAGGCCAATGCCCGCATCAATGCCGCAATCGATGCGAGCATGGTTGAAATCGTCCGCAATATCAGCGGCCTCAACCGTGTCGCCTACACCCAACAAGATCAACTTAACACTCTGGAGGCCAGCCAATGACCACTGAACCCACAACCGCTGAATTTCTGGCAGAGCTGCGCCAGGATCGCACCCTTGCCGTCGAGGTGCTGCGCAAGCTGCCCATGCTGGTGAACACCACCGGCCTGGTGCAATTCGACCTCGATACACCTGTGTCGATCCCGTCGGTGCAGATGCTTCAGGAGAAGCTCACCGCTGGCAACATCGGCACCCGTGTTGGTGATCTGGAGGCGCTCTCGCGCGGCGTGATCCAAGAGCTGGACCGCGTGAGCTCCACGCTCGATCTGGATCGATCCAATCCTTATTGGTCGCCGCTCGATCTCAAGGATGGCGAGGATAGCGATCTGACCGATGCGCTTTTCCGCGCCCAGGTCGAGGATGGTTTGCGCCTTCCTTTTGATGGCTTCTCGGTCAAACAGATTGACCGCAAGTTTGATAATGATGCCGCGCGCATCGGTGATTGGCTTCTGCCAAACCACTCCGAAACCTTGGACAACCGCACCAACAACTTGGTGCCAGGCTGGAATATTCGTGTGAACGTGGCACAATATCCTGCCATCGCGGGCTATGGCTATCGCTGGAACCCTTACAACTACTATCGGTTCTACTATGGCTATTACTATGCCTGGTGGCGCTATCGCTTCTATGGCCGCTACTACTACCTCAACAGCTACTATGCGGCTGGTGGGAATGAGAGCGGCTCTATGACTGCCCAGACATTCCAGGTGGATGAGGCCAAGGTGCTGACTGGCATCAACATCATGTTGACGGGTCAAAGCGCCGCTGCGCGCACCGCTGCCAACGCCCGCGTGATCCTCACCGAGGCCAGCTATGGCCGTCCTGATATGGACAAGGTGATCGCGCGCGGCACGTTCCGCGACAATGCAGCATGGCAAAACACCACTGATAGCTATGTGCGTACCGCCAATGTTGATCTTGATCGCCCAGTGCTTTTGAAAGCCGATAAATCCTATGCGTTTATCGTGGTGGCTGATGCGTTGTTCTACGTCAACAACACGGCCAACGTCGATGATACGGGCGGCATGTTCTACACCCAAGATGGCGCGGCCTGGGAGCAAGACATCGCCAAAGACATGGCCTATGAGCTGCGTCTGGCTGACTTTGGCACTGGCGCGGCCACCATCGAGATCGAGGCAATGGAGCTTTCGGGCGGCATCGCGTCGATGAAACAAGACCTCTTGGCTGAGATGCCAGAGGGCGGCTCGGTGCGCACCGAGATGGAAGTCAACGGCCAGTGGTTGCCCATCGAGGACATGGACACCATCACCAGCCTGCCACCTTATACGCCCATGCGCATTGTGCTGACCGGCACCCCCAATGCCATGCCGCTGATCGACGCGACCAAGTCAACAGTCACGGGTTTCCGCCCCGCCACGGCGCTACACTACTACTCCAAAGAGCGCACACCCGCTCAAGAGCTGCGCGTCACCTATGAGCTGGTGGGCTACAATGAGGAATGGCACACCTTTGACCCTGGCCTGGACGTGGGCGGCACCCGCCACACGCCCGATCTGATCGAGTTCCAAGATAGTGCGGATGGCAACGTGCGCTCGATCTCGGCGGTCTATGAGCTGCCCAGCTCAGCGGCCTATCGCCACGACATCATCGCATCCACCCAAACGGCGGCCAAGGTGTTCGACATCTCATCTGTCATTGAAATCAACGCTTAAAGGAGGCGGGAATTATGCAGACCACTAAACTCCAGGCCGATGCCATCATTGGCGGCAAGCGCTACCCCGCTGGGGTAGGCGTGACCGCCAAGCCTGAGGCCATCGCCCTTGGCATCAAGCGCGCGGCCAAGGCTGACATCCGCGCTCAGATCGAGGCCCGCGCCGGTGATGCGCTCTCGATCTTGGGCACTCAAGCGGATGTGCTGGGCATCGTGCTGATGCACACCCTGGCCGATGTGATCGCCACAACGGAAAACCCTGGCAATGAAGGCCAGCGCCGCCGCCTTGAGATCATGCAAGCCCTCGCGGGTGAGGCTGATCTGGGTGCATTGGCGCAAGCGGCCCTGGCCAAGGTCACCAGCGGCGAGGCAATCCTCACCGCATCTCTCAAGGGGCTGGAGGGGGTCATTGATGAGACGCTCGCCCGCTCCACCGAAACCGCGCAAGTGCTGATCCAGGCATCGGGCGCACAATCCACTGGCAATGAGGAGACCACCAATGCCTGAACAGTTTCTCCACGGGGTCGAAGTCATCCAGATTGATGATGGCATTCGGCCCATTCGCACCGTCAAAAGCTCAATCATTGGCTTTGTGGGCACCGCCCCAGATGCCGACGCAACCGAGTTCCCTGAAGACACCCCGCTTCTGATCGAAGGGCCGCGCAAGGCGGCGCTGCTTGGTGACGCTGGCACCCTGAAGGACGCCTATGAAGCGGTCTATGCTCAGGGCGCAAGCGTAGCCATTATGATCCGTGTAGCAGAGGGTGCCGACGCGGCCGCAACACTGGCCAATATCGTTGGCGATGCCACGCAAGGCACCGGCCTCTGGGCACTTGAGGCATCCGCTTCTAAGCTTGACCTGACACCGCGTATTCTGGCGGCACCAGGTTTCACCTCCACCGCGCCTGGCGATCCTGCCAGCCCAGTGACAACCAATCTGATAGCCATTGCTGAAAAATTGCGTGCGGTGGTGATTGCAGATGGTCCCAACACCAATGAGACGGACGCCAAGGCCGAGCGCCAGAATTGGGGATCTGATCGCTTGATGATCGTTGATCCGGCTGTGACGGTATTTGACAACGTGTCGGCGTCCTATGTGACGCGGCCTGCCTCTGGTTATGTCGCTGGCCTGATCGCCAAGCGCGACATCGAGAAGGGCTTCTGGTGGTCGCCGTCTAACCAAGTGATCAATGGGATTTCCGGCACATCGCGTCCCGTCAGTTTCCATCTCAGCTCGACTGAAACAGAGGCCAACCGGATGAACGAAGCCGAAGTGGCCACGATCATTCGCCGCGACGGTTTCCGTCTCTGGGGCAACCGGGGCACCAGCCCGGATGCGCAATGGGCGTTCCTGTCTGTGCGCCGCACGGCCGACATCATCTATGAAAGCATCGAGCGTGCACAACTTTGGGCAATGGACCGCCCGATGTCAGCGCAACTGTTCGTGGATATCCGTGACAGCGTGCAGGGCTTTGGTCAGCAGATGGTCAATACCGGCGCATTGCTGGGCTTCAACTGCTGGCTGGATCCGGAACTGAACACCGAGGCCACGCTGAAGGCAGGCAAGCTTTACCTCGACTTCGACTTTGAACCGCCAGCGCCGCTTGAACACCTCGTGTTCCGGGCACACCGCGAGGGCAAATATTATGACGAGCTGATCTCTTCGGTCGGCGCGGCAGCATAAGGAGAGCGACATGCAATACCCGCGCACAATCCGCAATTTCAACGCCTTTGTTGATGGGATCAGCTACGCTGGCCGCGTCTTAGAAGGCAAACTGCCCGAGCTGAAAATGCAAACGGCAAGCCATCGTGGCGGCGGCATGGATGGCCCTGTCGCGATCGACATGGGAATGGAAGCCCTGCAAGCCGAGCTGACGCTGGCTGAGTGGCCACCAGAGCTGATCAAGATGTTCGGCACCCGCCAGCGCATGACCCTGCGCCCTGGTGCAATGGGCGAATACGACTTCTCGGCCGACGCCTATGTTGGCACGCTGGGCGGTCGCTGGTCAGTCACCAACTTTGGCGATCTGAAATCCGGCTCTGACGTTCCCCTGAAGCTGACGCTGGAGGTCGATTACTTCCGCATGCTGAAGGACGGCGATGAGCTGTTCGAGATCGACATCGAGGCTGGCAAACGGATCATCGGTGGTGTGGACCAGCTCGCTGAGCTGCGTGCCGCAATGGGGCTGTAACGGCCCATGAAATACCCGTCCACACCCCGGCTTAACCCAGAAGCAGACGGCTACATTTGCGACCAATGTGATCGCAGCTGGTCTTTTGGCGAAGATCCGGGGTGCGCGCCCTGCAAACAAGCTTTTGAAAAGGAAGAAACCATGTCCAAAGTGACCAAACTTAATGCTGTGACACTGTCCACGCCCGTCAAGATCGATGGCAAAGAGGTCAAGGAGATCACCCTGCGCAAACCCGCCACAAGCGAGCTGCGCGGCCTGTCGATGGTGGACATTCTGCGCATGGATGTGAACGCGATGATCAAGCTGTTGCCGCGCATCTCGCAGCCGCCTTTGTCCGAGTATCAGGTGGCCAAAGAAGTTGAACCGGAGGACTTCACCGAACTGGTGAGTAAGACCGTGCTTTTTTTCGCCAAGAAGGAGCAGTTGGAAGGTCAGCTGCTGGAGCTGGAAGCGAATTCCTAAAGCTCCCTGATGATGTGGAAGAGGCGATGGCAGACATCGCCTCGGTTTTCCACTGGCCACCAGATGCGATGGACAACATGTCGCTCGATGAGCTGGCGCGGTGGAGAGAAAAAGCGAGGGCGCGGTTTGAAGCACAAAACAGCGGGACCGGCCCAAATGTAGGACAGCGATAGGACGGGTAAAAACAACATGGCCGCAGGTGATCTGAACATTGCGCTTATTTTAAAGCTGGTGGATCAGGCAACTGGACCGGCCCGCGCTGTGACCAACTCCCTTCGCGATATCGGCGCGGTCACCGAACAAACGGGCCGCGCCGGTGTTGCCTGGGCCAACGAACAACTCGCCGCGAACCAAGCTCGTAGATCAGCGCTTCAGGGGGAGGCGATGGGTCTCTTTGCTTTGGGTGCGGGCCTTGTCGGACTAACCGAGCCAGCCATTCAGGCTGAGCGGCGCTTGGCAGAAGTTTCAAAGGTTGTCTCGTTTGATGCGCCAGAAGGCTTTGCCCATCTTCAATCTGATATTCGTGAGCTGGTAACTTCCGGCGGTCTCGCAGCGACGGCCGATGGCGTTGCTGACATCATCGCGGCCGCAGGCCGCATGGGTGTTGTTGATGAAAACCTGCCCGATGATGAGAAGCGTGCGCAGTTGCTTGATTTTGCGGTTGCCGCGAGCAAAATGTCTGTTGCTTTTGGTATCTCGGCTGACGAGGCGGGTACAACCCTAGCCCGCTGGCGTCAGAACCTTTCGTTGTCTCAGGAAGAGGCGATGGGGTTAGGCGACACGGTCAACTTCCTCGGCAACACGATGGCGACCAATGAGGCGGACATTTTATCTGTGATCAATCGCCAAGGTGTCGTAGCAAAAACAGCAGGTCTGGCCGCAAACGAGATTGCAGCTTTGAGTGCGACCCTTCTTGCCGCCGGTGCCAGCCCGGAGATCGCCGCCACTGGTTTGAAGAACTTCACCAATGCGTTGACCCGTGGCGAAAGCGTCACAAAACGGCAATCAGCCGTGTTTGATGCGCTTGGGCTAGACGCAGAGCAACTGGCCATGCGCATGCAAGATGATGCGACTGGCGGCATCATGTCTGTGCTTGAGGCCTTCCAAGAGATCGAACCTTACCGCCGAAGTTCAATGGTCGGTGACCTGTTCGGCGAGGAAGCCAAAGGCGCAATCATGCCACTGATTGCAAATATGGGCATGCTGCGAACTGCCTTCGCTGAGACGGCCGATACAGCAAAACTGATGGGCTTGATGGAGGATGAGTATCAACGTCAGGCCGCGACTACCTATGCTGCTCGCCAACGCCTGTTTGAATATCTCAAGGGCTTTTCAGTGGTCGTTGGTTCCACTGTCTTACCGATGCTCAACGAATTGATGGCAGCGATCATGCCAGTGATCGCGCAGTTCACGGAATGGGCTGCGGCGCATCCAGAGTTGATCCAAATGGCTTTGAAAGCAGCACTGGCCCTATTTGCATTCAAAGCAGCGTCTATCGCTTTGCGATGGACGCTCTTCTCTCTTCTAACGCCGTTCTTACATCTTGTACGAGGCGGCTCTTGGTTGCTGGCAATCTTGCCACGGGTTGCAGGTGCTATGAGGCTCATCAAGCCGCTTAAATGGGCTTCAATAATAGCTAAGCTGGCATGGGCAAGTTTCATCACGCCAATCAGATGGGCGGCGTTGGCTGGCAGTTTAGCGTGGAGAATTCTGGTCGCACCTTTGGCGTGGGGCCAACGGCTCATATCTCGAATTCCATGGTTGCAACTGGCGGGTGCGGGTCGGAAATACAAGCTTGGATGGCTTGTGCATGCACTTAAGTGGACCACAAGACTGATCCCGGTAATTGGCTGGGCTGCTCTGGTGGGAAGCCTTTTGTGGCACCTCATTATCAAGCCACTCGGCTGGGATGAGTATCTGCCCAGTATCGATTGGGGCGAGGTCATTGGTGCATTCTCATGGGATGGTTGGATACCTAAAGTCGATTGGGATCGGATCATGGGATCTATCACTTGGCCCGAGCCACCCAAATGGTTGCGCTGGTTGATGGGCGAGGAAGAAGAGGTCGTTCCTGCCATAAGCGAAACGGCGGGCTTTACCGCATTGCCGGAAGAACAGCAGGCGGCGGTTCGCACGATCGAAAGCATCGCTCCCGTGTTGCCGACCGAAGCGTACCAGCTCGACCTCCAACTGCGCGAAGATGAGCTGCGCCAGCAAATCGCCGATCTGCAAGCCAGCATGACACCGCCGCCCGCCGCCTTTGCCTATGTGCAGGAGCTTCAGAACGCACAGGCTGATCTTGCCTTCGCACAAGAACTCATCGCCGAAGCCCGTAGCGCCGGTGATCAAACTGAAGTTGCGTCGTTGGAAGGTGAGGTCCGTGCGCTTACGGATCTGATTACAAACCGCCAAGCCATGATTGCGTCCTTGACCGAGAACTCCACTCAGGGCCAAGACCTCGCCCGCCTTCAGGGCGAGTTGACGGCCGTCATCGAGCGCCAGGCGCAGGCCAAAGCTGAAGCCGATGCACTCACTCAAGCCCTTATGGTCATCAACCGAACAGAGGTTGCGCCGACGATTGACACGACTTCGGTTGACGAGGCTTTGCGCAAGATTGCCCAGATGTCGGCGCAGCTTTCCGCAGTTGGCACACCGCGTGCTGTGAATGTTGCTGGGTCAAACCCAGAAGCCGGGCGCGATCGCGGTGGCCCAGTCCGTGCGGGCGTTCCTTACCTCGTTGGTGAGCGTAGCCCGGAGATATTTGTGCCGGGCGTCTCCGGTAGCATTCTGCCCGGCCGTGTTCTGAAGGCAGCGATGGCAGCGACGGCGCTTGCTGGCCCTTCGGCCGCAATGCCGTCTGAGGCTGAGATTGTTGAAAGTGTCGATCGACGCCCGGCTATCTCCACCAGCGCACCAGCGCCGCGGATCACACGGCAAGGCGATACATTCCATATCACGATCGCACCTCCGCCGGGGACCGATGAAGAAACCATTGTGCGCCTGCTGCGCCGTGAGATGGACCGCAGGCAGGATGCCCGCCGCGCAGATTTACATGATGGGGTGGATTACTGATGCAGCTAGGCTTGGTCATGATGGCGCTTGGATCATTCCGGTTCGGAATGTCGAATGGTGCTTATCAACAATTCTCGCGCAGCGCAGGGTATCGCTGGAACAAGGTTGACCGGATCGGCCGCGAACCTGCCCTGCAATATGCTGGCCCTGATACGCAGGAAGTCACAATTGAAGGGGTCATTTATCCGCACTTTAAAGGCGGTTTACGCCAAGTCGAATTGATGCGCCTGAAGGCTGGTACTGGCATGCCCTTGATGATGGTCGACGGGCTGGGCTGGGTTTGGAAGCGTTGGGTTATTGTGCGCGTGGAAGAGCGCAAAAGCTATTTTCTGCGCGACGGCGCTCCCCGTAAGATCGAGTTCTCATTGACGTTGCAATCCTACGGCCCCGATGGCGGTGGCCTTGCCTCATTTATTGGAGGGCTGCTGTGAGCACATATCGCACAATCGACGGCGACATGGTGGATGCCATCTGCAAGGCGCATTACGGCCGCGAGGACATGACGCCCGCCGTCTATGCCGCCAATCCCGGTCTGGCCGAGATGGGGCCGATCCTGCCCAAAGGCATTCTCGTGACGCTCCCTGACGCGCCTGAGGACACCGTGCGCAAACCTATCCGGCTTTGGGGGTAATCCATGCATATTGACTATCTCATTCTCGCAGACGGTATCGACGTGACACTGGCTTTTCAGGACCGCCTTATCAGCCTGACAATCAATGATGAGGCCGGGCAAAAGTCCGACACGGCCGAGATCGCCGTGGATGATCGCGATTATCTGATTGCCCTGCCAGAAACCGGTGCGAAGCTTGAGATTGCTTTGGGTTTTGTTGGTGATCTGGTCGAGATTGGCACCTTTGTCGTGGATGAACTCAGCGGCGAGATTGCCCCTGACACCATGTCGATCAGCGCCAAGGCTGCCGACATGCTGGGCGGCATCAAGGCCCGCAAAACCCGTTCATGGCGTGATGTGACTGTTGAGGGTATCGTCGGCAAGATTGCAGGCGAGCATGGCTTAGAGCCTTTGGTCAGCGATAGCCTCAAGGCGCATTTCTATACGTTTCAGGCGCAGACCTCAGAGAGCGATTTGAACTTTCTGACCCGTCTCGCAAAAGACCTTGATGCTGTCTCCAAGCCCGCTGGCAAGTATCTGGTGTTCACAAAACGCGGGGAAGGCAAGGCCGCTGACGGCAGTGAATTGCCCGTGTTCAAAGTGCACCGCAGCCAGATGTCTAGCGGCTCATGGAAGATCACCGGTCGTGGCAAATACGGCCGCGTGGTTGCCGAATGGGGTGAGCGCGGCACGGCGACTACCCACAAGGTGACGGCAGGCGACAAGGATCCTGAGCTGAAACTGCGCCACCGCTACGCCTCCAAAGCCGAAGCGGAACGTGCAGCCCAGTCCGCGCTCGATCGCTCGCGCCGTGGCAGCGGCAAGGTCAGCATCGAGCTGGGCGGCTTCTGGGGGGATTTGATGGCCGAGGCCAAGGTTGAGCTGATCGGCATCAAGCCAGAGTTGACCGGCGAATGGCTGATCACCCGCGTCCAACACCGCCTGACAGACACGCTCACCACCAGTTTTGACGCCGAGCGCGACAATGAGGAAGACAAATCATGACCAACCTCCCTGACGTATCATGGTGCCGCAAAGGTGGCGCACGCGGCTACGTGACCACACAAACCGTATCTTGGAACCTGATGTGGAAGGGGTCACCTCATGTCGAAACCGTTCTGCCCGGCCGAGAGTTCGAAAGCTCGGTGCCACGCAGCCTGCAATGGCTTTGGTCTCCCGATGACCCCTATTTCCTGAAGGCGGCTCTCATCCATGATGTTCTGCTGGAACAAGGCGCACGGGGCTTTGAAGCCGACAGCCAATGGCGCGCCGTCGCGCTGAGTGAAAAGGCTCCGGCCGTCCGCACGGGCTTTGCCTATTTTGGGATGCTTATTCGCCGCTTCGGCCAGTGGGCTTTCAAAAGAACCCCTGTCTAGTGGGGGTCAAGGGGCGCGCTAACGCCCCTCAACACGGGGCCTAATCGCTAAACCGGACCCCGCCGACCAAAGTAATCTTATAGTCGCTCCCATCCCTGATCAGGGAAGCGACATTGAGGCATGATTCTACACCCTATGGAAAGAGACCTTTTACACCCCGTTAAACCCGTCAATCCTGTTGCTCCTTGGATGGGCGGCAAGCGCAACCTTGCAAAACGCATCACCAGCATTCTGGATGGCATCCCACATCAAACCTACGCAGAGCCATTTGTTGGCATGGGTGGCATCTTTTTACGCCGCTCAATGCGGCCGCGCTGCGAGGTGATCAACGACTTCGGCCGTGATGTCAGCAACCTGTTTCGGATCCTGCAACGGCACTATCCGCAGTTTCTGTCTGTGCTGCGTTTCCAACTGACCACGCGGACAGAGTTCATTCGACTGGTCGAGACCAATCCCGAAACCCTGACCGATCTCGAACGCGCAGCGCGGTTCCTTTACCTTCAGCGCACAGCCTTTGGCGGCAAGGTATCTGGCCGCAACTTTGGCGTTGCTAAGGACAGACCCGGCCGCTTCAACCTCTCGACGCTTGAACCAATGCTTGAGGATCTGCATGAGCGAATGGCAGGCGTGATCATTGAATGTCTGGATTACGCTGACTTCATTCGCCGCTATGATGGCAACGCCACGTTGTTCTACCTCGATCCGCCATATTGGGGCTGCGAGAATGACTATGGCAAAGAGATGTTCGCCCGCGAAGAGTTCGACCGAATGGCTGACCAGCTCAGCAAGATCAAAGGGCAGTTCCTGATGTCGATCAATGATGTCCCTGCGATTAGGGAGGCGTTTGCAGGCTTTGAGGTGACACCGATCGCAACCACCTATACGATCGGCAAGCAGAACGATAGCAGAGGTACACGGGCAGAGCTGCTAATCTCAAACTTTAAGTGGGATTTGAAAGCCCGTTAA